TCCGTTCAGTGCATGGATAGCATCCTACACCATGTTTTCGACTTGTGGTACACTTTTTTTCGATCTTCACCAACTTTTTTTAAGGAGTACGCTTTATGATGACGATTGAGCAGATCATCGCCGGGCTTCAGGACCGCAAGGTCAGGGTCGTTGCAGCGGCCACCGGCCTGCACTACAGTACTGTGCTCGCCCTCCAGCGCGGTCGCAGCAAGCGGCCCCGCATCACCGCGATTCAGCGGTTGTCGACCTATCTTTCCAAGGCTCCAGCCCATGGCAGACCTGACTAGCATTTTTGGCGGGACGTACTCACTCCCCGAGCCGAGGCGCATCGACCCACCAGACGAGCAGCTACGGGAGGCAATGATCGAGGCGGGCCTGGAGCCGCCAGACAACATCTATCTAGACGGCAAGCTGCACAGGTTTAACAGCGGGACCAAAGGCTCACCGGGCCACAGCAAGCCGGGTTGGTACGTGGCCTTCGGCGATGGCGTGCCGGCAGGTCGCTTCGGTTGCTGGCGGGCAGGCATTGAGCAAGCCTGGCAGGCCGAGATGGGCAGGAAGCTCACCATTGCCGAGGAGATGGCGCACACCCGGCGAATGGCCGAAGCCAAGGCGGCGAGGGAGGCAGAGCAGGAGCGAAGCCAGGCGGTTGCCGCCACCACGGTGGATGCGATCTGGACAGCAGGCGGTGCGGCGAGCGCCGATCATCCGTATCTAGCACGCAAAGGCATCGCAGCCAATGGCGCCAGAGTCACCGGCGACGGGCGGCTGATGGTTCCGCTCTACGGTGCCGAGGGTGATCTGGCCTCGGTGCAGTACATTTCGGCCGATGGCGAGAAACGGTATCACCCCGGCGGCGCTACTGGGGGCAAGTTCTGGATGTTGGGCGAGCCTGGCGGCACGATCTACATCGCCGAGGGATTTGCCACCGCCGCCACTATTCACCAAGCCACCGGCAAGGCCTGCGCAGTGGCCTACAGCGCCAGCAACTTGGTCCCAGTCACCGGCGCATTGCGCGAGAGGTTCGGCGCACAGCAGGACTTGGTGATCGTGGCCGACAACGATGCGTCTGGAGTCGGTCAAAGGTACGCCGAGCAGGCGAGCGCCAAGTACGGTGCTCGGTCGGTGATGCCGCCGCAGGCCGGGGACGCCAATGATTACGTCCAGGCAGGGCACGACCTAGCAGCGCTGCTTGAGCCAGCGGTGAGCGATTGGCTGATGCCGGCAGACGAGTTTTGCCGCCAGCCTGCGCCGATCAAGTGGATGGTCAAAGGCTGGATTCAGCAGGCCGCGCTCATCATGATCCACGGCCCGAGCGGCGGCGGCAAGACCTTCACGGTCTTGGACTGGTGCCTGCGCATGGCCCAGGGCCAGCAGGATTGGTTCGGGCACCGGGTCACGCCAGGTGCGATCGTCTACTTGGCGGGCGAGGGCCACCATGGTCTGCGCAGCCGGATAGCGGCCTGGAAAGAGCGCCATGGTAATGGTCATGCGCTTAATATGTATTTGAGTAAGAGCGGCTGCGACCTAGATACGCCAGAGGGCTACCGCAAGGTCTCCGAGCACATCAGGGCACTGCCCATCAAGCCTGCAGCAATCGTGATAGATACTCTGCACCGCTTCAACTCCGGCGACGAGAATTCATCCCAGGACGCCAAGGCCATGTTAGATGCCTGTGCCATGCTAATGGCGGAATTCAATTGCACTATTATATTAGTCCACCATACTGGGGTTTCTGAAGAGACCCAGCATCGAGCCAGAGGATCGAGCGCTTGGCGCGGTGCGCTGGACATTGAGATCAGCATCGTGCCGGCCAAGGGCGAGGCGCCGATGGAGATTATCCAGCGCAAGAGCAAGGACGCCGAGTTAGCGCCTACCTTATATGCCACGCTTGAGAAAGTAATTATTCCGGGGTGGTTTGATGAAGATGGGGAGCCGGTGACCAGCGCTGTGCTGGTGCAGGCAGGCGAGCCCACCAAGGCCATCAGGGTCAAGTTGCGCAGCCCCAACGCCAATGTTGGGCTGGAAGCGTTCAAGGTTCTTGACTTGCAATACGTTGGACACGAAGCCTGGCGGGCGGTTTTTTACGCCATGTCGGAGCTCTCCAGCACCAACAGCAAGAAGCAAGCATTCGCTCGGGTGGTGTCCGAATTGCTGGATCGGGAGGAAATCCTCCAGACCGAGCCGGGGGTCTATGAGCTGAAAATTGACCTCCCATGACCGGTACAGACCGGTACAAGACGGTACAAGCCGGTACAACTGTACCGGGGCGCTATGCCGCAACCCGGTACAGACCGGTACACACCCCTTTAGGGGTGTACCGCTTGTACCGGTGCAGCGGGTCAAAAACGTGTATCTGGTGCCACAGGGGTTGACAATGACCTTTTTTTGCTATGATCGCCAACATGACTGAAATTGCCGCCTTTGTTCTGGCGTTGCTGCACTCCAGCACCAACGCTCATCTGATGCACTGGTCGACCAAGAGCCTGTCGGTGCATCTGGCGCTGGGGGACTACTACGCAAAGATCATTGAGCTGGCGGACCAGTTCGCCGAGGCCGCCATGGGGCGCTACGAGCAGCTCCAAGAGTTCCCCGGCGACTACCACCAAGCCACCGAGCCGGTCGCGTACCTGGAGTCCATGAAATCGTTCGTTGAAGAGGCGAGGCAGCATCTGCCCCAAGACAGCGAGCTGCAGAATCTTGTCGACGAGATTGCCGACCTGATAAACTCCACCCTATTCAAACTCCGTTTTCTGGACTAAATACATGCTGCAACCGCTTCATGATAAGGTAGTTATTAAACCGAATACTCGGCAACTATCTGATATTATTTACACCAACAATAAAGAGCCGTTTAACGAAGGGACGGTGGTGGCAGTCGGGCCGCTTGCGCTGGACGTGCAAGTGGGGGATTTTGTGAAGTATGGTAATGGCGATTATTTGAAATGGCCGACGCATAAAGTGGACGGCCAGGATTATCAGATTATTCAAGAAGCTGATATTTGTGCTATTGTTGAATTCAATTAAAGGAATATAACCATGTCTAATTCTATTGCTAGCGGCGTTGCGTACAACGACCCTGAGTTCTCGACCGTCTACGCTACGGCGGAAATTGGGTACAGCGCATTGGCGCAGACTGCGGTGACCCAGCTCACCAGCAAGTCCACCGGCGTCACTGCCAACACCAGCGCTGGGCAGATCACGATGAACGCTGCTTCGCTGGCGACCGTCACGAACGTGACCTTCACGTTGACCAACAGCCTGCTGTCGGCCAAGGACGTCATCATCGTCAACGTGGCAAGCGCCAACGCTACTGCCGGCGCCTACAACTGCTGGGTCTCCAGCATGTTGGCCGGCTCGGCGACGATCACGCTGCGCAACATCACCGCCGGCCCGTTGCTTGAGGCGGTGGTCATCAACTTTGCAATCATCCACGCGACTTGATATGGCACACATGAAGTCAGCAAGCCCCAAAGCGTTTAGCGCCAACGTCAAGGCCGAGGTGAAGGCGGGCAAGCCTGTCAAGCAGGCTGTGGCAATTGCTTACTTGGAGAAGCGCGAGGCCGAAAAGGGCCGCATGGCAATGAAAATGCTAAATTATGTCTAATGAAAACAGAGATGAAAAAGGAAAATTTGCTTCTGATGCTGGTGGAAAAACACAATATAGTCACACCACAGCATCAACAAATGTTTCATTGCTTAAAACAAAAACAGAAGAAATTAAACAAAAAGCATTTGAACACGCTGATTATTTAAGAAAATTAGGGCATGAACCAGTAAAAGTAACATCAATGTATACCGCCCACACTATTCCAGGCGGAGGAATAGGCGGAACAAAAAGTTTTTTTGTGTATCACGGAAACCCAAAAGATAAAAAATAATTATATTAAATGAAAATTGAGCAACGCCCAGTGGCGGGCCTGATCCCCTACGTCAACAACAGCCGCAAGCACAGCGATGAGCAGGTCGCTCAGATAGCGGCCAGCATCAAAGAGTTTGGCTGGACCAACCCGATCCTGGTGGATGGTGCCAACGGCATCATTGCCGGGCATGGGCGCTTGATGGCTGCTCGCAAGCTCGGCATGGAGGCCGTGCCGGTCATTGAGCTGGCGCATCTATCCGAGCCGCAGCGCAAGGCGCTCATCATTGCTGACAACAAGCTGGCAATGAATGCGGAGTGGGACAACGATCTGTTGATGCTGGAGTTGGGTGAGCTGCTGGAGGGCGGATTTGATCTTGATCTTCTTGGGTTTGGGAAGGATGAGCTTGATGCGCTTCTGAGCCCCACAGAGGCCACAGAAGGCCTGACGGACGAGGATGCGGTGCCTGAGCCGCCTGCGGCGCCGGTGACGGTGCTGGGCGATGTGTGGCTGCTGGGGCGGCATCGGGTTATGTGTGGGGATTCCTGCTCCATTACGGACATGGATAAGTTGGTTGCTGGCAGGCAGACCGACATGTGGTTGACCGATCCGCCGTACAACGTGGCGTATGAAGGTGGCACAAAAGAAAAGCTGACCATTCAAAACGACAGCATGGCCGATGACGCATTCCGTCAGTTCTTGCGCGATGCTTACGTCACTGCTGATTCCGCAATGAAGCCTGGTGCGGTGTTCTACATTTGGCATGCAGACTCGGAGGGCTACAACTTTCGAGGCGCGGCGCAGGACGCCGGCTGGAAGGTTCGGCAATGCTTGATCTGGAAGAAGTCTTCACTTGTCATGGGTCGCCAGGACTACCATTGGAAGCATGAACCGTGCCTGTACGGGTGGAAGGAAGGCGCTGGCCATTTGTGGGCAACCGACCGCAAGCAAACAACCATCTTGGAGTTTGACAAGCCAAGCCGCAATGTCGAGCATCCGACCATGAAGCCGGTGGCGTTGTTTGAGTACCAGATGCTGAACAACACAAAGGGCGGCGACTTGGTGCTGGACAGTTTTGGCGGCAGCGGCACCACTTTGATTGCCGCAGAAAAGAATGGGCGCCATTCTTGTTTGATGGAACTAGACCCAAAGTACGTCGACGTCATCATCAAGCGCTGGCAAGAATTCACCGGCAAGACAGCCACATTAGAATCAACTGGCCAGCCATTTGGCTTGGCATGTTTGCCTCAATAAAAGAAAATGGCCCAAGCATCACACGAACCCACCGAGAAAACCCGCTCCCAGGCCCAGTCAGCAGCAGGCTTGGGGCTGCCGCACGAGCAGATCGGCGCTCTGCTGGGCATCAGCGATGTGACCCTGCGCAAGTACTACGACGTTGAGCTGGCGCTTGGGAAGGCCACAGCCAGTGCCAGTATTGCCAAGACGCTGTTCAATAAGGCGATGGCGGGCGATACCACAGCCATGATCTGGTGGACCAAGGCGCAGATGGCTTGGGGCGAAACGAATACCACCAAGCTGGCGAACCCGGACGGCACGCCCATCGAGGGCATAATGGTTTCGTTTGTGAAGGCCAATGAGCCAAGCGCTTAACAAGGCCATCAGCCTGGCCGAGTTCCCCGAGAAACTCGCCTGCCTTTTCGAGCCGTCCCGCTACAAAGTTCTCTACGGCGGACGTGGCGGCGCTAAGTCTTGGGGCATTGCCAGAGCCTTGCTTATCCTTGGCGCCAAGTCCCCGCTGCGCATCTTGTGCGCTCGCGAGTTCCAGACCAGCATCAAGGATTCGGTCCACAAGCTGCTCTGCGACCAGATTGAGGCGCTAGGCCTGCTTGGGTTCTACGAGATCACCCAGGCGACAATCCGAGGCAAGAACGGCAGCGAGTTTGCTTTTGCCGGCCTGCGCAACAACATCAGCAATATTAAGTCTTTCGAGGGCGTGGATATTTGCTGGGTCGAGGAGGCGCAGAGCGTTTCCAGATTGTCGTGGAACGTCCTGATACCGACCATCCGCAAGGCCGGCAGTTCTATTTGGGTCAGCTTCAACCCGGAACTCGAAACCGACGAGACCTATCAACGCTTTGTGCTTAAGCCGCCCGCGGATTGCATGATTCGCAAGGTGAACTGGTCCGACAACCCTTGGTTTCCTGAGACGCTGCGGCTGGAGAAGGATGCGCTCAAGGAACGCGACATTGAGTCCTATAACACGGTCTGGGAAGGCATTTGCCGGCAGACGGTGGA